TTTACGTATTATGATTATCTGGAACCCATGTTACAAGAAACCGTCGAAGAGGCGATAGACGTAAGGAAAATGTTGACGACGGCCGTGGAGATGCCTGGAAGGATTCGAGAGATTAACTCAGCGGTTCTTAATTTAGAAAAATCAAGAACGATGATGAAAAGATCTATGGAGAAGACGAGACGGGAAGTCAAAAATGCTCAATATACAGTGTTATCGACCATTTTTGCCACGAGTATGATTGAACATGGCTATATGAATGAATGTGTTGTATTTTTATTGGCTGTGATCGTGTTTACTGTTCGTAAAAGTCGATCTTAGCGGGGGTAGTGGAAGTGGTGGTAGAAGTAGTAGACTCCTCTGTTGTAAAAAAAGCCTTGTGTTCCTCGAAAAGCTTCTTGGCCCGTTTCTTCTCATCCTCGGCGATGCCCTTGAACGCGTCACCAATCTTGTCGAGCTCACTCTTGCGACGCTCTCTGGTTTCCTTGCCAAACTTCTTAAAACGCTGCTGTGTAGACATCATGATAGTAGGGGAAGACATTAAAGCGAACATGGTAACTTGCTTAATCTACATTGAGATTTTTATCTTTAAGTCCTAGCGCTTCCAATTTTGCCTCATATTCCCTACGTTCCCCCGGAGATTTAATGATCTCCCCATACTTGAGAGCCCTGATCTCTGGACCTGTAAGTTGAATAGCGTCTACCCTGAAATCTTTGAACGCCTTCATGGTGATAGGGACGAGAGGCTCGATGAGATCATAGATAGCCCGTGCATAATCCCGGGATCTCTTCTGTGCATGAGAATCCATACGAAGGTGAAGGTAATGCATGAGATTATGGAGGTTGATTTTCCAGTAAAATTCGGTATAAGTAGATTGGGGAAGATTACCCCTGGCCTGCTCCCGGCAGCATCCATCCTCGAGAAGCTTTTCGTAAATGTCGAACGACTTCTCCAAGTGAACATGCGTCTCATTTTGATCAATGTTCACCACACCCTCCGATCCCTGGTGATTGACCTGGGACTGCCCCCTAAGTTCCGAAGGTTCGTAATACTCTTTGGGAACGATTGAATATCTCGCGGACATCTCGTTCACACTCGCCGTCCTATGACGAAGGTGTTGACGAGCGATGTAAATGGGCATCTTGATATGAAACTTGAATTCGACCATTTCAAAAGGGGTCGTATGCCAATGACGCATCAGATACCGTAGAAGCCCAGTATCACCTCGAGAAGTCTTCGTTCCATCGCCGTACGAGACCCGAGCGGCCTGTACGATCGAACTATCGAGATTTTCCCTGGGCATGTGGTCAACAAGCCTGACAAAGCCATGATCGAGTACCTTGATTTCCATTATATTTTATTATAGCTTCACTTCTTTAACAGGTTAAAACAAAGATCTCCATATGTACACACATGGAACCCTCGTTGGATACATGGATACAGATTCAAGACGACACGAAGAAGTTTTCGGTACCCTACTTTTCGCTTCGTATTTGCTGTAATCAAAAGGTCAACGGTGAGTTACCACTCTTACAATCTATCACTAAAAACACACCCGGTGCCACCATTTTTGACGTGGGGGCTACCGGATCACAATTTCCAAAAGACATTGACGACTCGATGTCACTTCATTTATTCGATCCAGCGTTTAAACCTTCCGGAGAAGCGTTTAAGGATGATACTACCTACGTCATGTATAAAGAACCCATCGATTACGATAAACCCAATATACACGTAAACAAAACTGTCGTGGACGCTGATGAACACTCACTTCAAACGTATTGCGATGCTCGTGGTATCAAGCACATCGATTTTCTCAAAATTGACACGGACGGACATGATTTCGGCGTTCTAGATGGTCTCGGAAATATCACGGTGGATATGGTTCAATTTGAATATGACAATTTTTACAGACTACATTCACTGGATATAAAAGACATGTTCAAACGTCTCGAGGGCTGGCACTTTTTCTATATTTTGCCAGGTGGACTCATACCCATAACCGAGATGCGTGACGATTATCTGTACACGAACATATTCGCATCTAAGAAATACCCCCATGACATCATACGGGATTACGTACCTGTTATGAACGGTACGACGATTAACACAAAACATGTCGGGGAATTTATATGCGAAATGTTTTGGGAGATGCGTCACATCACTCCAGACGAGTTAAAAACTAAACACTGTGTCAAGATTAATGAAGCGAGTAGAATTGATCCAGGTTGGAATTTGGAACAGGCACTCAAGAATTATCACGCTATTTATTCAAACTAACTCCGACACTAAATCCTCTATCGACTTATAATATCTTTTGAGATCTTTCATGAACCTTTTATTATTCTCTAGGCATTCACACTCGGGTTTGTTCTTGTAAATCCATGCGAGATTGGATTTCGAATATTTGGTTCGCTTTTGATTCTCATTCGGCTTACGTGGCACGACCTTTTTACTCGCAGCTTTCTTAGTTTTGGGTAAAGGTTCGACCCGCTTCGTGTAACTGATAGCTTGCATGACCGTATCCGCCAAATCATCCTTCTTCTTTGATTTGTCGAATATCGGTAACCAATGCGTGTTTACGGTACCCGTTTCTAGAAACTTTCTACACCTTTCGATCGATACCTTTTTACGTTTTAGGTACTGCGCTTTACCGGCTCCGCATACATCCGGGATCTTAAATCGTGCATCATACACGATAGTATCCGCATGAGGGGCTTTAATGACGAAATAGGCGTGTAAAAAGTGTTCGACCATCTTCATCTTTTTATTCCTATCCGGTTGTTTCTCAATAAGAATCGTATCACACGTGAGAACCCAAGGTCTCTCGTCCAAATGGTTTCTTAAAGAAACGTACACACCGTCCTTGTGTTCTGGTGGTATTCCCGATACGTCCCACTGTACTACGAGGTTTGACGTATCGTCGAATTGACACATGGCTAAATTTCGGATTCCGACATCTATACTAAGTATCATTCTCTAATATAAAGAAAATTAGGCTTTAAGTTCATTCAAAAGACGCCTAGTAATTTTAACAAGATAGACAGACAGCAAATACATAATATAATGAAGATGGCTCTAGTAACAGTTTCTTTCATTCCTTCAAATAAGCCACCGGGACCAAAAGGGTTAAGGCCTAAATCATCTAACGTTTGTTCCATGACGTCACCCGCGGCACCCGTCGTCTCCTTGATCACATCACCCGCCGGTCCGAGTGCATCTAAAACACCCTTATCATACTTCTCGTTACAAGTCTTAGAGCAGAACGTGGGACACGGACCCTGCTTCCCATCGTTAATCTGAGCCGAGCAAATGGGTTCATCGTACTCCGGGTCTTCTGCCTGTAACTCTTCGAGAGACTTGAAATTTAATTGGTCCTTCTCGATTTCTTCATACTCGTAAGAAGCCCAGTTATCGGGGAGGCAGTTTTCGATACAATCACCGACCTTCTTATTCGCAGCCCCAATCTGCTCGGAAACGTAGTATGCGAGACCACCGGCCGCCGTGTACTTGGCCACAGTCGTCGCGTCCATACCCTTCTTACCAGTCTTCGCAGTGTCCGCGACGTCATCGGCCTTCTTGCCAGCTTTCGCGGCGTCGCCACCGGCGTCTGCCACGTCATCCGCTCTTTTACCGACATCCGCGGCGCTATCCAATTGTTTCGTAGCCTTGGAAGTTTTGGCACTCGCACCGACGATATCATCACCACTCTTACTCGCAGATTTAGCTGCACCGGAAAGTGAATCGGACTGCTTAGCTAACGTTTTTGCCTGATCCGCGGCATTTTTAGCAGCTGTACCAGCTGCTGCGGAGGCCGCCGCTCCAGCCGCTTTACCCGCCGCTTTAGCACCTCTAGCAGCGGCAGCTCCGGCACTCGCTGCCGCTCCACCGACTTTTGCTAAACCTTTCGCTAAACTGGACATAGTTTATTATTGACATACATTTTATTTAAAACCCGAGTATCTTCTCCGTGTTCATACCTTCTTCCTTGGTGGCATTCTTGTTGCATAGGGCACCGTCGTCACGGTATCCGTCCGGACACGGTTCCCAACAGACACCCGCGATATTCTTCCAGCCATCGGGACACTCGTACCTCCTGAACAAATCGGCAACCACACTCGGCCCCTTCTTGATCTTGTTACCGGTGACTGCATCCGTGTACCCGAGGGGTTCGCACAAGGCGCCGATATCCTTGTATCCCGTACGACGGTTTCTCGTGTACTCCTTCTTGGCGGGAATCCATTTCGCCTCGGCTTCCTTCAGAAGTTCAATCACGACCTTCTCTTCCTCTTGTAAGCGTTTGTAGTCGGCCTTGGATTCTTCCCAAGTTTCAATACCACCCAAGTATTCTTCCTCGTACTTGGCGTACGCCTTGTTGACTTCTTCACGCTTATCTTCATAATTCTTTTCCGCTTGCGTGAATGCATCTCGGAGTTGCACAACTTCATCTGCGTTAGACGGAATGACTTCACGGGGACACTGATCCCAACAGACACCGGCGATGAGCTTTCTTCTCTTAGGGCACTCTAACACACCTTCCACTTCCTTCACGAGAGCGGGGTCCTCGAGACCGTTCGCCTCCACGCGATCGGCGAGATCGTTGTTGCCACGCGCGCGTATCTCCGCGACTGTGGCGTTGACATCCTTCGCGTAAATCACCGCACAACGACTGGGTTGGAACGAACTGGGTCCACAGTAGTCGCGATCCCATTGGGGAACGACGATTCTAGGCCCACCCGGAGGTTCGCAAATAGCGCCCATAGCCTTATAATCATTAGGGCATCTATCCCAACACACACCCAGAATACGCTTTCTCTTCACGGGACAATCGCTCGCCTCCTCCGCCTCTTGGTAGAGAGACTTGAGAGGGTTACCCTGCGCATCGAGACCGGGAACCCTCGTGATCCATTGGTCAACGGGTTCGGTCGTATCGGATGCCTTCGCGCGAATACGGTTCGCTAAATCCGTTGCACCGCGTCCTTCGAGCATCTTCGTAATGCGCTCCACATCCATAGACTCGAGGTCCTCGCAACGTTCGGGTTGGTTCGCCATAGGACCACAGTATTCGCGGTCATTCACTGTAACCTTAATACCCGGTCCACCCTCGGGGTGGCAAAGAGCGCCGATATCAGTGAACTTGACACCGTACACGTCTTCCTGGGGGCACCTGTCCCAACAGACACCCGCGACGAGCTTTCTTCTCTTAGGGCAATCTAAGATTTCACCTATACGCTTGAATTCTGCATCGGACACGACACCGGTCGCCGCCTTGTCACTGAGTGCCGTCTCACCCTTATCACGGAGCGCCGTCGAGAGTGTCGCCCATTCCTTCGCCTCATACGCCTTGCATATGGCAGGCTGGAACGAACTGGGTCCACAGTGATCGCGATCCCACGCAGGTACCTTAATACCCGGTCCACCTTCGGGGTGGCAAAGAGCGCCGATATCGGTGTAATTAACTCCATTTTCATTTTTGAATTTGGAGCATCTGTCCCAACACACACCGGCAACCTCGTTTTGATCACTGCGTTCGTTGGACTTATGTGATTGACCCGCTCCGGCCGTGTCACCACCACCGCAATAATACCTATCGAATAGCGTCTTCTTAATACCGATGCCGTGGCTGGGTTCGCAGAGAGCACCGATATCCTTATCACCTTCCCTGCACTTATCCCAACAGACACCCGCGATGAGCTTACGGTTCTCACCGGGGCGGGTAGAGCTGGGTCCGCAATACTGACGCTGCATGAGCGTCTTCTTGATACCGGGACCACCCCTCGGTTCACAAAGAGCACCGATATCATTATCGCCGTCCATGCACTTATCCCAACAGACACCCGCGATGAGCTTACGGTTCTCACCGGGGCGGGTAGAGCTGGGTCCGCAATACTGACGCTGCATGAGCGTCTTCTTGATACCGGCACCCGAGTTCGGGTGGCACATAGGACCAACACCCTTGAATCCTTCCTTACAAGGTTTATAACATAAACCGGCATCCTTCTCAGATTTAGTACCCGAGCACACGCGTAAAGGTTTTCCGACACCTCTACCATAGCTACCAAAACCTGACTGGTTACGCGTCCTACGATACGGCCAAGCCGGTTTCCAACCACCGGGCTTTTTGCATCCCAGGAATCCATCGGATGACCATCCATTGTTACACGCCGCACACTCGAGGAGTGAACCATTAAACCAGCCCCCACCCCTGTTCCTACAATCTTCGTAACACATGGCACCGCGTTTAAGAGGTTTATCGGAAGGGCAATCTTTTTGCCAACATACGGGTCCGATGCCCTTGTACCCCTCCCTGCACTTCTTATAGCAAAGTGCACCATCCTTCTCTTCGTCGTCGGCACACCCCGGGAAGACGCCGACACCGCGTCCATAGGCGTCTAACCAACAACTGGTACCATCATCTCGAAGTTGACCACCATATCCCATCTCGCTACAGCTCTTCTTTTTCGCCATAGACGATTTCTTCGCATACGTATCGAGCCAGCAGCTCGTACCATCGTCACGCAGACGTCCTCCATACGGGGGGTTGGTACCATCTCCGAGTCTCACATCCTTACAACTTAACTTCTTCGCCATGGACGATTTCTTCGCATACGTATCGGACCAGCAGCTCGTGCCATCATCACGTAACTTTCCATATGTAGCCTTCCATTCACCTTCGGGGTACTCGTCGGATTTGGGACCGGCGCATGAATATTTCTTAGCTGGGCGAGACTTCTTAGTCTCCGTATCACGCCAGCAGCTCGTACCATCATCGCGTAACCCCTTACCATGCTTTTCAGCCCAATCAGTGCACGGCTTCTTCTTGGCCATGGACGACTTCTTAGTCAAGGTGTCACGCCAACAGCTCGTACCATCGTCACGTAAGCCTCGTCCGTGCTTGTGAGACCATTCATCACACGACTTCTTCTTAGTGGGGGCGGATTTAATTGGAATCGTATCCTTCCAACAGCTCGTACCGTCGTCACGTAAATGCTTACC